TCTTTTACAGAATTTGCCCGAGCCATCGAAGCCAAACTCAAGGAGAAGAACACATGACCACACACCTCACAACAGCAGACCTGCGCAGATTAAAAACCATGCTGATGGATTTGCGCTTTATCCAAGCTGCCGCACTTGTAGCCTCTGGCGTGAACGAAACCAAGCAGGCAACGGACTACATGAAAGAGATCAGCCGTATGGACAAACTGATTGAACTTGAGCTGAAGGAGAAACTGGCGTGAACGCAAACGAGATTGACCTGGTGGCCATCAAGGACGCGAGCATATTGCTGACTGATGCGCAGCATGCGTATCAGGACCCCAAGTGGCGGCTGATGGTTGGGAAGGTGATTGAGAGGCTTGATGAGCAGATCAAGGTGATTGAGGCTGCGCAGGCAAAGGAGGTGCTGCGGTGATTACGATCTACGATATTGGGATGAACTTGAAGGCCAAGAACAGGACGCCGTCGCAGACGCTTGACTTGGCCCGTGAGGTTATGCGCCTTCGGTCAAAGGGGATGAGCTGCAAGGCGATTGGAATGGAGCTGAACATTTCGGAGAGCTACGTCTCGCAGCTGGTCAGGCGCAAGAAGCGGTTGATTGGGGACGCGGGTGGTGCCGAGGAGGCTCAGGCGGTTTCGATCTGCAAGCGCCTGGGGATCTGGTGCGACGAGTTCAGCGCGACCGACATTGCGATCCTGATCGATTACGTTGTAAAGCGCACGAAAGCTGAGTGCGCGAAAGTCGGGTGTGGAGGACAACATGAACTGCTGTGACTATGACTGCAATCAGGGAAAGAATTGCCCAGCCCGTGTGGCTCGAGTGGGTGGGTATAGGATGGCGGCCCGTAACGAGCTGCCGCCTGAGACGTTCAGGGACAATCTGCCTGCGCTGGGCAAGTGGCTGCTCATATGCTTTGTATTGATGTTTGCCGCCGCGTGCTCTGTGGGGCTGTTCAAGTGAAGCCAATACCCAACTGGCCGTTCCCTGTGCCGGGCCAGATTAAGAAGCCGCCGACACAGAACGATCGTTTTGCCGTGGAGAACAGGCAAGCCGAAGAAGACAAGCGGCACGCACTCAAGGAGCTTGGCGATGCGCTCTTCTGAACCATACGGTTGCCACAACCGCGACCAGTTCGACCTTGGCCACTTCGGCCAGGAACGAACCTACGACGCCAATGGACGGTGGCAGACACAGCTGGTGTACATTGCGAACAAGATGAGCAAAGAATGCCGATATGACAACAAAAGCACCGACGCGAGATGCTACGGGTGCAAACACGGGGAATTGAATGAATCCACTTGACAAGCAAGAGGGTGGTGGCCACTACAAGGGCATGGCCATCCAGCCTGTGGAGTACATCCACGGCAATGGGTTGAGTTATTTGGAGGGTAATGTGGTGAAGTACATTTCCCGGCACCGTGGGAAGAACCGTGAGCAAGACATCAGGAAGGCGATTCACTACTGCCAGCTGATTCTGAAGATGGAGTACGGTCTTGACGAATAAAAACGCGTTTGACGAGTGGCTGGAGCGGTACGCTCCTGACCCTGTGCTGTTTGTCCAGGAGGTATTGGGTGTTGACCCAGACGAATGGCAAATAGGGTTCCTGCGAGCAATCGCTGCTGGGCACCGCAAGATAAGTGTACGCTCTGGGCACGGTGTTGGGAAGTCGACCGCCAGCGCGTGGGCGATGCTGTGGTACTTTATGACTCGGTCGCCAGTGAAGGTGGTGGTAACTGCGCCGACAAGTGCGCAGCTGTTTGACGCCATGTTTGCGGAGCTTAAGAGATGGGTCCTGATGCTGCCTGGCCCGCTGCAGGACCTTCTGACCGTGAAGCAGGATAGGGTCGTGTTCAACGTGGCCCCTGACGAGATGTTTATATCTGCGCGTACGTCGCGGGCAGAGCAGCCTGAAGCCCTGCAGGGTATTCACAGTGAGTACGTGATGCTGGTGGCCGACGAGGCGTCTGGCGTGCCGGAGCAGGTGTTTGAGGCTGCAGCTGGATCGATGTCTGGCCACAACGCCGTGACGCTGCTGCTGGGCAACCCGACCCGGTCCAGTGGATTCTTCTACGACACGCACAACAGGCTGTCAAGTGAGTGGAAGACGTTTCGAGTGTCTTGCGTTGACTCCCCCAGGGTAAGCGGCGAGTACGTGGAGGAGATGAAGTCTCGATACGGGGAGGAGAGCAACGCGTTTCGCATTCGTGTGCTTGGCGAATTTCCAAGGTCGGACGACGACACCATCATCCCGATGGAGTTACTGGAGCAGGCAAAGCAGCGTGATGTTTTACCGTCGAAGACGGTACCGATGGTCTGGGGCCTTGACGTTGCGCGGTTTGGATCTGACAGCTCAAGCCTGTGCAAGAGACGCGGGAACACGGTTGTGGAGCCCCCTCGGGTATGGCGTAACTTGGACCTGATGCAGTTGACGGGTGCGGTGGTCGCAGAGTACGAGGCGCAGAACGTGGCTGACAAGCCTGAGAGCATACTGGTTGACTCTATTGGATTGGGCGCCGGGGTTGTGGACCGCTTGAAGGAATTGGGTCTACCTGCGGTTGGCGTGAACGTGGCCGAGAGCCCGAGCTTCTCGCCAAACCAGACATATGCGAACCTGAAGGCCGAGCTCTGGTACAAGGCCAAGGCGTGGTTTGAGAGGAGGGACTGCAGGATACCTGACGATGGCAGGTTGATTGCGGAGCTTGCGACCGTGCGGTATGCGTTCACAAGCTCTGGGAAGACAAGGGTCGAGAGCAAGGAAGACATCAAAAAGCGTGGCCTAAAGTCACCTGACTGCGCAGACTCATTTGTGCTGACATTCGCTGACGAGGCCGCAACGGCCATCTACGGGTCCAGCGGAGGCCGTAAGTCTTGGGGCAAGCCGCTGCGGCGCAACGTGCCAAGACTGGCATAAAATCGCGCACAGGAGGGCTCATCATGCCACTGAAGAAGGGTTATTCACCCAAAACTGTGTCTGAGAACATCAAGCGCGAGATGAAGGCCGGAAAACCTCAGAAGCAGGCGGTGGCCATTGCACTCAACACAGCACGACAGGCCAAGGCCGTCAAGAAGGGTAAGAAATGAACGACGAATATGAGTACGAAGACGACGGCATGAAGATGGCCGAAGAGCTGCAGCGAGAGGTAGCAGAGGCCCAGGCCGAGATGGATGGAACAAAGCCACCCATTGACGAGGCCGAGTTGCAGTCGATATTGACGGCGGAGATTGACGACGCCATCACGTACATTGACACCGACCTGAGCCCTTCACGTGCTCAGGCAACGCAGTACTACCGTGGCGACCCCTTTGGGAATGAGGAAGAGGGTCAAAGCCGCGTGGTGGCCACAGAGGTGCGTGACACTGTCAACTCTATGCTCCCGAGCATCATGCGTGTGTTCTTCTCTTCGGAGAAGACGGTCGAGTTCATGCCACGTGGCCCAGAAGATGTGCCGATGTCTGAGCAGGCGACCGACTACGCGAATTACGTCATGAACCAAGACAACAACGGTTTCATGGTGATGTACGGCACGTTCAAGGACGCGCTGGTTCGCAAGTGCGGTATTGTGAAGACGTGGTGGGCCAAGGAGACGACGGTCCGCACGGAGAAGTACACCGGGCTTGATCAGGGCACGGTGATGATGATCGAGAACGAGCCCAATGCCGTCCTGAGCGTTGTCTCCGAGTACGACGACCCAGAGGCCCCTGAGCCGCAACTCACGATTGACCAGTCTACTGGCCAGCCGGTGATGACTCCGGTTCCGAAGCTGTTTGATGTTGAGGTAAAGCGCACCATCGAGCAGGGCAAGATCTGTATCGAGGGCGTGCCTCCTGAAGAGTTTTTGATTGACCGCAACGCTCGTTCCATTGAGACGGCAGCGTTTGTTGGCCACCGTAAGATGGCCACCGTTGCTGAGTTGATCGAGATGGGTTACGACGAAGAGATGGTGATGGAGAACGTCACCAGCACGGACTTTGAGTACAACGACGAGTATCTGCACCGTCGCCCGACAACGACAACGCTTGGGTCGCTGAACGAGTCGAACAATCCGTACATGCAGCGGGTTTTGTACGTTGAGTCGTACATGCGCATTGACTATGACGGAGACGGCATACCTGAGCTGCGAAAGTTCTGCACGATTGGCGAGGGATACAAGATCGTCAACAACGAGCCGTGCGATTTGGTTGGGTTTGCTGACTTCCCGTGCGACCCAGAGCCTCACACGTCTCCTGTCGAGGCCAACAGCATATTCGACTACACCAAGGACCTGCAGGAGATCAAGTCTGACATCCTGCGCAACACGTTGGACAGCTTGGCCCAGTCCATTCACCCACGCACGGCGGTGGTGGAGGGTCAGGTCAACATTGATGACGTCCTCAACAACGAGACAGGCGCCATCATCCGCATGCGTGCCCCTGGTATGGTTCAGCCCCTGTCGCAGCCGTTTGTTGGCCAGCAGGCGTTCCCGATGCTCGAGTACCTGGACAGCATCAAGGAAGAGCGTACCGGCATGAGCAAGGCCGCGATGGGACTGAACGCAGATGCGTTGCAGTCGACCACAAAGGCTGCGGTGAACGCAACGGTGAGCGCAAGCCAGAGCCGAATTGAGCTGACAACTCGGATTCTTGCTGAGGGCATGAAGAAGCTGTTCAAGTTGATTCTGCAGCTGTCCGTGAAGCACCAAGACAAGCCTCGCATGATTCGCCTTCGTAACCAGTGGGTGCAGGTTG